ATCTTGTACATCATCGGTGCAAACGCTGCGCAATTATCGTTTAATCCTAACTCAATCGTATCGTTGCCTCGAGCACAAGACGGCACCGCTCCAGAAATTGGGACAATTAAACCAACACTTGATAGTGATTCGATGCTGAGACAAGTTGAGACATTAATGGGTTTACTTTTAACGACTAAATCCTTAAGTGTTAACGGTGCGCTACCTGGCTTGACTGTGCAGAATGCCTCTAGCGGCGTTGCAAAAATGTTAGACAATGCTGAATCGACCGAGGATAGACGCGATCAAATCGCCTACTTTGAGTCGGCAGAAGTTGAGTTGTGGGATAAACTAGCCCACAATATTTATCCAGTTTGGAATAATTCCATTATCGAACCTGAGTATAAAAAAGTTTTTTCACCTGTTTTTGAGTTATCAATATCCTATCCCGAACTACGCCCAGCAATGAGCGAAAAGGAAAAATTAGAAATTCAAATTCAGAAACTTGATAATGCTTTAACTACTCACGAAATTGCGATTCACGAATTGAACCCAGAACTAAGCAGTGAGCAAGTTAAGCAAATCATGATTGACATTGCTAAAGAAAAGGCGGTGCTTTCCGCACTCCCAATAGATGAGCCAGAAAGTGCTTAATGGGCAAATGGAACGTAAAGCTTGAGATTGATTTACCAAGCTTGGCAAGAAAGACTTTGGATAGCAAAGTTGTGCGCGCCATTACGCCTTTATTTTCTGAGCGTTCGTTTAAGCAGGAATTAGGTAAAAGATTTATTGATGAGATTGTTAAGCGCACAGAATCGGGCATTGATAAGAATGGAAAAAGTTTTAAAGCATACGACGCTGACTACAGAAAAAGTATTACCTTTAAGATTTACAAAGGTAATCAGCGCAGAGTTGACTTGCATTTATCAGGTGAGATGCTTGCAAGCATGGATGTAACAAAAATAACTAGGACTGGTTTAGTTCTTGGATTTGTGAGTGATGACCAGGAAGCAAAGGCGCATGGACATATTAACGGCGGCGGGTTTAATAATTCTTTACCAGTACGGGACTTCTTTGGTTTACCAGTAGAGATTCAAGGTAAAATACTTGCTGGCACTGTGCGAGATTTTGTTGATAACCAAACTAACTTTGAATTCGTGAGTGAGAATTCAGAAGAAATTATAACGGACTTACTCTAATGGGTAAAATAAAACTAATACATGGTGATTGTTTAGAAGTAATGAAACGAATTCCTGATAAGTCTATCGACTTTATTTTAACCGATCCACCCTATGGAACCACGGCGTGTAAGTGGGATACCGTTATACCCTTTGAACCTATGTGGGAACAATTGAAACGAATTATAAAAGAAAATGGTGCAATTGCTTTATTTGGAAGTGAACCGTTTAGCAGTCACTTGCGAATGAGTAATATTAAAATGTTTAAGTATGATTGGGTTTTCTTAAAAAGCAATGGCGGTGGATTTCTTAACGCTAATAAACAGCCTTTGAAAAGGCATGAACATATAAGTGTATTTTATAGTAAACAATGTTGTTATTTTCCACAAAAAACAAAAGGTAAAAAATATACTTGCACTCGTGCAAGTGCTGGCGAAACAACACAAGATCAGACCGTTTCTGGATGGGTAACAAGAAATGATGGTTCAAGATATCCTTTGAGTTATTTAAAATATAAAAGTGAAACTGGGCTTCACCCCACCCAAAAACCAGTGGCATTATTAGAATACCTAATAAAAACATATACACTGGAAAACGAAGTAGTCCTAGATTTTACAATGGGTAGCGGAAGCACAGGAGTTGCGTGTAAAAACTTAAATAGAAAATTTATAGGAATTGAAAAGGATGATAAGTATTTTGAGATAGCCAATAAAAGGATTTATGGCCAAACTTGAGATAAGAATAAAAAACGTTGATAAGCTAAAAAAGGACCTTGAAAGCATTGGTCCTGAACTATTCAATAATCAATTCAAGCTATTTCTTGGCAGGCTTATCAGAGATATCATTTATAAAAGAACCAAGGCCGGTTATGGTGTTAGCGATTTAAAAGACAACCCAGGAATAGGAAAACAAAAGCTTGCTCCATTGTCTCAGTCTTACAAGTTACAGCGAGCGGGTAAGCTTTCATTTTACACCAACAAACTAGGGCAGGTTATTCCGTACACTCCAAAGTCACCACCAAGGCTTGGTGAATTTGCAACTGCAAACAAATCTAATTTAACTTTGTCTGGCCAAATGCTCAAAGCTATAGCGTTCCAGGCAACAAAGCAGGGCATAAGAGTTTACATAAATGACAACGCGCGCAGTGGTTCGGACTTAAGTAATGCCGAGGTAGCTGAGTTTGTGCAAGAGGACGGCACTACACGCCGCGGCGGTATTCGTCCGGGTAGACCATTCTTTAACTTGACGGACGATGAGTTGACTATTTTAATAAGAGAAATAGAAAAAGAATTAAGAAAAATCACTAGACGATTTTCTTAAAGAAGGAGAGAATTAAATGAGTGAGACAACTGCTACCAGTGGAGCAAATGGTTCTACCAGTGGGGAACCAAACAAAAAAGTAACGTCAACCAGTGGTGACGAAACTTATCCGAAAGAGTTTGTTGAGAAGTTAAAGAAGGAAAAAGAAAATCTTTCTAAGACTTTATCAGGTTTGCAAGAACAATTGACTGCATTGCAAAAGGAAAAACAGACTAAAGAGGAAACCGATTTACAGTCTCAGAATAAGTTTAAAGAACTTTATGAAGCTCAGAAGGCTAAATCTGAATCAATCGAAAAAGAGTTACTTTCAACAAAAGAAACTATTATCGAGGGAAAAAAGAATACAGCATTACGAGCCGAGTTAGTTAAACTTGGATTAGATGAAGTACATTTAGAGCCAGCGTTTAAACTGTTAGACAAAAAGAATGTACAATTTGATCCAAATACTGGGGTTGTAATTGGGGCTGATGATGCCGCAAAAACGTTTCACCAAGCTTATAGCAGTCTAGGATTTTTTAAAAAACAAGCTACCGGAGCAAATCACACTGCCTCGGTTGGACAACCTGGGAAGACTGATATTTCCAAGATGTCTATAGATGACAAACTAAAATTATTGGCCACGCTTAAAAAGTAGTTAGTTTTAAGGGGGCCAAGGGGGAAAAATGGCTAAACAAACAAAAACCACTATTGATTCTACCGCTATGGAATTGGTTGATTCTATTGTTCAACAAGAATTGATTCAATCCATGGTACTTGCTCCTACCTTGCTCGACGTTTCAAACCGCGTCGGTCCTGGTTTGGATAAAGTAAAATTGCCTCGCTTAGGATCTTACACTGCGGCTGCTAAAGCTGACGGTACAGATTTAACAAGCCAAGCATTGTCTGCTACCACTGACGATTTGAACCTTGACCAATACTACGCTGTATTTACTACTTTGGAGCGCCTAGCTTCATTGCAAGCAAATATTGATTTAGTTGGTGAAGTAGCTCGCAGAATGGCAAGTGCACTTGCTTACGAAATGGACGCAAAGATTTATGCTCAAATGAAGCTTACTTCTTCCGCTGCTCCTGACCATAGAATCGCTTTTGACAACGCATCCACGTTGGCAAAAAATGACTTCGTAATGGCTAAGAAGTTGTTGAAAATTCAAAACGTTCCAATGAGCGATGGCAAATTGTTTTGTGCAATTTCCCCTGAGCGCGAGTCTGACATTTTGAAATTGGCTGACTTCGTTGACGCTGATAAATGGATGGGCGGCTCCGAGTCTGCAAAACTTAACGGCGTAATTGGTAAAGCATACGGTTTTCAAATCGTTGTTTCCAACGTTGTTGAGGATGCAGGTTGTATTTTCTACCACTCCGACCACGTTGCATGGGCTAGACAATTACAGCCTACCTTTGATGAGGACAAAAACGTCCCAGCATTGGGCTTTGACTTGGCACTAAGCCATGTTTACGGCTGCAAAGTAACTCAAGCTGGTAAGATGGGTGTATTAGTTGGCTCTGCTACCTAATAGCTGATAGGATAGGGGCTCCAGAAATGGGGCCCCTACTTTATGCCAAACATTAGAGTTATACCAAGATACGTTGAAGCAAAGACAAAAGAAGACTTAAGCCGAGCGATGTTAGCTTATCAAATGAAGCGTTCGGGTGTTGTAAGGGTTATTTCCATTTCCCAAGATTTAACTTCTAAAAAATGGGTTTGTTGGTTTTACGATGAGGCTGAAAAACTGGGGGCTAAATGACTTCTTTACCTTCATGGGGTACTAGAGAAGACCGTGAGAATGGAAGCTATCGCCAATCGGACGCGCCCAATAAAACAAGAGTTGCAGTCGATATTGAATCATCTATCTCATTGCCAACTACTCCGAGCGATGAGGGTCAAACAATTTCTATCGTTGACCAGAAGCCGTATGTTTCAAATACGTTTGTAACAGTTGCAAGCTATACAGTTCCAGGCGCAAATGATTTTAAATTAAAAAGTTTTATAGTTAGTTGTGATTTAGTAGGTACTTATCAAATTGAAATTGATTCTGTAATTGTCGTGTTGGGCACAACAAATCCAGGTAGTACAAGTAAAGTAGTACCGATATATCCTTCCATTTTAGCGGCTAGTAACTCAGTAGTTGATTTCAAATTTAAGGTTAGAACAAATGCTAGTTCTGGGGATATAATTTTTACGGCTTTAGGTAGTTTAATTTAATATAGGGGGTGTCTTATGGCACATGAAAGAGAATATTTTCCAACATTAGCGGACGGCAGCGACGTTGGCGTTGCACTTAGTAAATCATTAGCAGGCGATGCGGCAGCGGGTAAAGTTGGCTCTACTGCTTTTGCATTCAAAGATTCAAGTGGTAACCTTGTACTTCCTTCTTTAACTCCAGAGGGTAAAGTACCTGTAGACTTCGAAGGCTCTGGCGTTGCTAAATCAGTTTGTGCTGACGATGCAGGCGACGGGTTCATAGCCGGTTCTTTAACAATCCAAACAATCTGTGAAGTTTCCTTAACAGCTTCAAAAACTGTTGGTAAAATTGTTTTCTCAGGTGTTTGTTTTCGTGAATCTGTTTATAGACTTGAACAACTTAATGATGTAACCACAACTGTTTTAGGAACAATTATTCTTGGGCCTGGACAGTATACATTTGAAAAGAACCTAGGCGCAAAAGAGATTGTTACTGGGGCAACTGGTACACAGAAACTAGTTTTGAAAGGTTTAAACCTAACTAAAGTTTCCGATATGGGCGGCGAGATTTCATGCTTAGAATTTGCGAGCTAATAAATGCCCCATAATTCCCCTGAGTTTGAATCACAGGATATTAAGGGAAGAACTAAACAGTTCATAGGCACCGTTGGGACTAGCGCTGTGCTAGTCCCAGCGGTAGCCGAGGGGCGAATTACAGAGGCTTTAATTATTTGTGGAGTTGATAATGCAAATTCAGCGCGATTGCAGTTTGATTTCACAGCACAGTCTAATTACAGCGATGGATTAAACAAAGGTTCGTACATTGGTTGGTCATTAAAAGGTACACCAAGCACAGGCGCAGCTATTCAACAAATACAACTTAAAGCAAACCAAGCTGGCGTTACCTACTTGGTTATCATTAATTTTGAGGAGTAAATGGCTACAATAATTCTTGGCAGAACTCAGACAGCGGACGCCACCCCATTTGATCCAAACAGAGTTACTGCGTTATGGCCGTCCGGTTCTGGTATTGCAGCAACTGACGTGCAAAATGCTATTGAAGAGGCCAAGAATGATGCTCTTAATAATGATAGATATCCTATACAAGCCTCATACGGCGGTAACGCCAACGCTGGTAGGTATTTAGAAATTTACGCGGGATTGGATTCGTCTAGTACAGTTGCACCAATGGTAGCGCCTGAAAAATCAAATATTGTTGCCTATTCATTCGGATGCACTGCAAGTTCTACAGGTGTAATAAAAGTTAGAAACCATACTACTGCAATTGATATTTTAACAGTTACATTTACTGCACAGACAAGAATAACAGTAACTGGTACAGTTATAGCAGGGATAAATGCTTTGGATGAACTTGGAATTTATGTTTCAAGTGGTTCTTTAAATAAACCATTTTGTAGAATTTGGTTTAACACGGTGACTTAGAATGATTAAAAAATTAAAAAATAACAAATTAACTTCTGATATATGGTGCGGTCAAACGATTGAACCAAGTGAATATTACACAATACAAGATTTAGAAGACGTTAAGTTTTCTAATGACGACAAGGTTATTTCCGATATTTCTAGTGGTTACTTAATAGTAAACGATGGAACTAATGATATCGTAGGCGTTAACGCACAGATTGACTACATTAAGGGTAACATTCCAAAGGAAGTCGTTACTCAATTTGAGTTAGACAATAAAGATTTGAAGCTAGCAAAAGCACGAGGTGATGTTGATACCGATACTGGTTTAGCAGTAGTGCAAATACTTGTACCAGGGACACCCGGAACTACCGATGGCAGATATATGGCGGGCGGTGAGGCTTTCATGTATCCTTTGGATGTTGGCGATGCAGTAGTAAAGCTAGAAATCGTTGATGTTGATAACATTCTTGGTTACGGCGCTGATACCGTTTTAAAAGCCTACCATGATGATGAGTTACCAGAGGCTAACCAAGGTTGGTTCTTTCCTATTGAACAAACAGACGGCACACACCATGCGGGATTAGTAGAAGTTGAAACGCTGGCTGGTTATGGATTTATTCCAGCGGGGTTTTATCTTAGAATTACCGCTAAGAAAGTAAGCACTGGAATTGCTGGCACTTTCTTTGCTTCTGTATTTTGGGGTAAAAAATCATGATAGAAACTGGTGATTTTTTCCTAAGTCAAAATAAGACAACGCTACTAAATAAACTAATCATGTTTTTTTCTAGCTCTATCTATACCCATTGCGGCATTGTTTTCTTTAAACAAGACGGTATGCTATCAGTTCTTGAGGCTGGCAATACTGTTCAAGTGGTCCCTTGGTTTAGAAATTACATAGATCAACCGAAAGAAAAATACGTTGTATTTAGGATTAACAGGGATTTTTTGCCAGGTAATACTATGAATTTTATGATTTCATCTGTCTGGTATAATCATTCTGGCAAGTGGTACGGGCATTTACAGTTATTGTGGCATATTTGGCGTTATATAAATGAGAAGTTTGGCAGAGATATTCGAAAGAAAAAGAATTGGTTTAAGGGCGGTTATATTTGTACAGAGATTCTTTACTTGATGTTACGTGAAATAAAGCATGACGGCGTGCGTGAGTTTTTAAATAAATTTGATTCAAACAATATTAATTGCGAAGACATTAAGATTTTGACAAAATTATTTCCAGAGGTTTTTAATGTCATCGAGCGAAGGGGGCTTTAATGCTTGCACAATGGATTAGGGTTTTCTTTTCTGACAACGGTGTTTTGACTGACTATAGCATTGAGGCTCAGCAAAATTCTCAATTGGCATTTCCGGCGGTAGCTACACAAGACTATATTTATGTTGCGCAGTATTTTCCTTTCAACAATCTATTCATTGAAATAGATACTGCAAACGCTAATGCCTCTGCATTATCCTGCGAGTATTGGGACGGCCAACAATGGCGTGCGGGAGTTGATTCGGTTGACGCCACAAAATCAAGTGGTGCTACTCTAGCGGTAGCAGGTGTTTTTCAATTCTCACCAAATAAAAACTATAAATGGCAAATTATTAAAGACACTAGCGAAACCGGCAACACTCCAGTGCAGCTTCAATCGCTTTCGATTTACGATGCTTATTGGATGCGTTTAAAAGTTTCTGCGGACTTGTCCGCTGGAACTAAGATAAGAAAAATTTCCTATGCGTTTACAACCAATCAAATAATGCTTGGTATTGACCCAGAGATTAATCAATATTTAACCGCGTGGGGCGGAGCTAGTAAACTTGATTGGAATGAGCAAATCATTTTAGCATCGCAGCATTTAGTTGCTGATTTTAAAGCGCGTCAATTAATCGTGGGCGTTGGTAACATAGTGCGTTTTGACGATATAGCTTTAGCCGTTGCATACCGCACGCTAGGTTTAATCTATGCCCAACTTGGCGAGGCGTTCAAAGCGAAGTATGATGATTCAGTAATCCAATACAATAAATTACTTGGCATAAAGAGATTTACTTTAGATAGAAACGACGATGCTCAGGTCTAACAGTGGGGACTTTAATTAGATGAGTGCAATTTCTACAGCCTATGACAATTTGCTTGCAGTTATAGCTGCGGAATTTCCCAATCACGTTGAGTTGATCAATCCTTATTTTCCAGAGATAAACGACGATCTAACATTTGATGCAGCATGGGGCATGGCACTTAACGAAGGCAACAACACCAATAGAGTTATTGGCTGTGAAATGAGCATGGAGCGCAGCTTTCTTGTGACCTTAACAAGAAAGATTTATGCGGGTAGTCTTAATAGAACCAGCGGCACAATAGCGGCGCGGCGCACAACTGAAAAACTACTGCTAGAGGACCAAATAGCTTTAATTAAAGAATTTGAGACAAATCCTCAAACTAGCGGGGGCAATCCAATCATTGCAACGGTTTTTGAAAGTGACGGCGGATTAGAATTTGTTAGAACTGAAAGAAGTGATCTAATAATGCTAAAAAGTATTTTTAGAATTGAGTATTTTGAGACATTATAAAACATAGGGGGAAGTATGGCAGAAACTACAAGAAAAAGTGTGTTAGCAGTAAATAAAGAGGTGACAGTTGGAACGCCAGTGCTTCCTAGCTCTGGTAACTCATTCGTTGCATTACAAGACGGTTTCGAAATGGAACCTTCTTTCGAGACTTTAGATAACAACGAATTATCGCCTAACGTTGGCTCTAAAGCGCCAATCCTTGGCAATGAACAACCTACCGCAAGTATTTCGCATTATATTCGTGCAGAGGGCACCGAGGGTAGTGCTCCATTGTATGCACCATTAGTTGAATCGGCTATCGGCGAAGAAGTTGCAGCACATGCAACGGAAAGATTAACTGCGGGCGGCTCTACTGCGGGCACTTCTAGCGCTGCTGCGGTTGTTGCATTAGCATCCGGCGGCTCTGATTTCGAACGTGGTAAAGCTTTTCTATTAAAAGACGGCACCAATGGCTACGCGATTAGAAACGTGGACCTTGTGTCTGTTAATAACTTAACCTCATCTTTCAATCTATCCGGCGCACCCGCTGCGGGCGTTGGTACTGGTAGAGCGACACTTTATAAACCCGCTGACGTTCCACCGGCGCTGACCCTTTCCTTGTATCGTGGAAATGGCGCTGCCTTGGAAGTTATGGCAGGCGGTCGCGTTTCTGAGATGAGCATTGAAGCAAATGCCGGTGAGATTTTAAATGGCGCATTTACAATTGACGGCACTGCTTATTATTTCGATGCAATCGAAATTACCGCTTCCACTGACACTATTGACTTTAATGACGGCGGCGTGAAAGTTGCAGCAGTAGCAAATAAGCTTTACAAAGACCCACACGAATTAGCCTCTGCATTGCAAGACGCTATGAATGCGGTTTCGAGCGGCATTACTGTGGTTTATTCTGATAGTGACGGGAAATTTACCATTGCTAAAACTGCGGGCACTTTGAGTTTGCTTTGGAATACGGGTGCAAACACCGGTCAAACTATTGGCGGAAAATTAGGTTTTTCAACCGCTGCGGATGACACTGGATTTTTGACCTACACCTCTGACAATGCTCAAGTTTGGTCGGCTCCGTATACTCCTTCGAGCGATGCTAACGTTAACCCACTTGTTGTTAAAGCAAATGAAGTTATGTTAGGTGACTTCGACGATTACGGTTGCAGCGCAGCTCAAAGCTTCACCGCTACAATTTCAAACACATTGGAAAACGTTCCAGACATTTGCGAAGAAAGCGGCATTGCTGAGAAGTTACTATCTCAAAGACAAGTGACCGTTGAGTGCGTACTCACATTGCAACGTCATGACGCTGACAAATTCCGCCGATTCCGCGAAGGCTCCGATGTTAAGTTTGCTTTTAACGGCGGCGTAAAATCCGGCGGCAACTGGGTAGCTGGCCGCTGCGTGAATTTGTACTTGCCACAAGCTAAAGTGTCCAGTTACAAAGTAGGCGATGCAAATGGTGTTGTTACAATTGAAATGACACTAACTGCATACGTCCCAGCAAGCGGCGCGGGCGAGGTTTACTTAAACTTTGTATAAGAAAGGCATTACATGAAAGAGTATGATTTTTTACCGGAAATAGAGGGTTTGATTTTAAAGGGCAGTGTTAAAATCAAACCCTTGGGGTACTTAGAAAGATTAGAGGCCGTCAAAACTTTGAACTTAAAAACTCAAAGCGACGGCTCAGTTGAGTTGGATGCAGGTTTAGAAGCAGCTCAAAAGCTTTATGCATTAGCTAAGAAACAAGTTATTTCGGTTAATTTAGAGCTTGATTCGGGATGTAAACTTGATTCATTTGATTCCTTAGAATATTCCGATGAGGGCGCTAAAGTATTGCAGGAAATTGGAAAAACTTTAATTAAAGGGATTAAGCTGGGGAAGTCTTAAGCTCTGACATAAAGCAACAAACTAAATGGCTTATGTCAGGTGCTCATGGATCTAATGAGGCGGCGGTTTTTGTATCGGAGTATTTTGAAAGAAAGACACTGTCTAAATTGGGTTATAGATTTGATCCAAACGAGTTAACTCAGTTTCAAGTACAGGCATTCATGATTGTAGAAAGTGAAATTAACAAGTATAATAATTCTAAGCTTAAGAAGAAGTAATACATGCGGGGGCAAGGGTAATGGCTAAAATTGAAATTCAATTGATTGCAGACATTGCCCAAGCAACCAAAGAGATTCAAAACTTTTCCGCTGAAATTTCTAGCACACTTAAAGAAGTGCAAGGCAGTTTTAAAAGTGTTCAAAAAAGTTTGCAGGGTTTTGAACAAAGCGCCAAAGAGGGCGGCAACGCTGCCAAAAAGCTAGGCGAAGAAGCCGAAAAAATATCCTTTCGAACTTTAATTTCTGCACTAAAGGACGCTGCCGATTTAGCAAAAAGCGCTTTCGATAGTGCTGCGGGAAGTTTAAAGACTTTAATAGGCGCGGGTGCCGAGGCAGAAAGTGCCGTCATTCGTTTGCAATCTGCTTTAAGACTAGCAGGTGAGTCAACGGACATTACAGCATTTGAGGAACTAGCAACAAAAATAAAAGATTTAATCGGTGTTGATGACGAATTTGTTTTATCTCAAATCACTCTGTTAAAAAATCTTGGTGCTACGAATGCGCAGATTGAAAAAGTCATTACTACTGCAACGGATTTATCAAGTGTACTTGGGCAGGATTTAGGCACAAGTGTTAATGAGTTAACACAAACATTTTCGGGTGTAACTCCTAGGGGACTGTCGAAATTAATAC